TTGCTCGGTTGTGTGGTCGAGACTGGCGAACTGTTCCGGATCAAGATCGAAGAGAAGCCCGATATCCCGATGCGCGACAAGCGAACGGGTGAGGAAATCAAATGGGAAGTCAACTACGTTGCTTTCGATGCCGCCGTTGCCTACGCGTTCAAGACGTGGAAGGTTGTCGGATTCTTCGCTGACCCTCCATTCTGGCAGACATACGTGGATGCGTGGGATGCGAAGTACGGCGAACAACTTCTCGTCAAGGCTGGTCAGGCATCATCGATCCGCTGGTGGACCAAACGTGATACGCCAATGAGCCTCGCGCTCGAACGGCTTCACGATGCCATCTGCTCCTCGGACAACGATGTGCGGATTCAGGACGACAAAACGATCATCCGACACTTTCTCAATGCGAGGGTGTGGGAACGGCCTGCCGGCAACGTCATCGGCAAGGAATCCAAGAAGTCACCCAAGAAAATTGACGCATGTATGGCCGGGACCCTGGCATATGAGGCTCGCGCTGCATACCTGCACCACGGCGACAAGCCGAAGGACACATTCGTTCCACGACGCGTAGACAAGAGGTAGTCATGCAACTAAGCATTGACGAGATGAGGAAGCCGGACACCGATGAATGGTGGATCAAACGGCTTTCGATAAGGCTCGCCGAACGTTTGCCACGCCTGGCTGAACTTCAGGCATGGATGGAAGGCAATCCACCGCTCGCATATCCCGATAAGGGTGGCGAAGGATTCGAACGCCTTCAGCGACTTGCACGATTGAATCTTGCCGAACTCATTGTGAACGCTGTCCTCTACCGTATGAACCCGGTTGCTTTCCGAACCGCGGCCGACGGTGATGAGAACGGCGACGCTGAGGCAGGACGCATCTGGAAGCAGAACCGTATGAAGACGACCTCCGCCGAGATTCTCGAGTGGATGCTGTCTCTGTCCGAGTCCTACGGCTCCGTTGCACAGCAGATCGGCTCCAATGGGCAGGCACGCGCGCTTCTGCGTTCGGAACACCCCACACAGTGCGTAACCGAGGACGATCCTGATAACCCAGGGTACGCGATTGCTGCACTGAAGGTGTACCGCGACGACATCACGAATAGTGACGTGGCTGTACTCTACCGGCGCGGTACAGACGGTAACATGGCGACCCAACGTATCGCACGCCACCATGGGAATTCGATTCTTCCGGGCGTCCGTACCAACGTTGTGTCGCGTGCATGGCAAATCCGCCCGGGCTCCTGGGAATGGGATGGTGACGCGGAGGAACTGTTCACCGAGACCGTGCCGATTCACAAGTTTGCGAACCGTAACGGCAAGGGCGAATTCGAGAAGCACATCGCCACGCTTGAACGGATCAACCACACCATCCTGCAAAGGATGATCATCATTGCGTTCCAGGCTTTCCGCCAGCGCGCAGTCAAAGGTGTACCCAACACTGATGAGGATGGCAAAGAGATTGACTACACCGACATCTTCAAGAGTGATCCGGGTGCGATTTGGCTTCTGCCCGAGGTCGCTGAGTTCTGGGAGTCGGCACAGGCTGACCTTACACCCGTCCTTACATCGGTCAAGGATGACATTATTCATCTGGCAGTGTCCTCGCAGACGCCATTGTTCAGTGTGGTTCCTGACGCTGCCAATGGTTCGGCTGAGGGTGCAGCTCTTCAGCGTGAGGGGCTGCTCTTCAAGGTCGATGACTGCATCTCCCGTGCGGATCACGCGTTCGCCGCGATGATGGCCGATGCGTTCATGGCTGAAGGCGATTCCGAACGTGCTGACATTGAGGACATCGAAGTTATCTGGTCCTCGCCGCGTCGTTCCTCGCTCACCGAACGTGCCGTGTCTGCTGTTCAGGCAATGGCCGCTGGTGCTCCGTGGCGCACGACGATGTCCAAGTTCCTCGAGCTTACGCCCGATGAGATTGCTCAGGCCGAGAAGGAGCGCATGGATGACATGTTCCTCCAGGCAATGATGGGTCAAGACCCGAACAACAAGGTCAACTCACTGCCCGGCACTACCGACATCGCTAAGCTGAAGTAATGGCTGACAACCGACGACTCCTTATGCTTCTCGAAGCACAGGCGCGTGGGTACACCGTCGCTGCTGCATTCCTGATCCGCCAGCTCGTCGCTGTGTGGCAGGGATTCGACAAGTGGTACGACGGTGACTTGGTCATGGCCAATTCTGCACGCTCCGCGACACTCACCGAATCTGCTCAGAAGGCTGTGCAAACTCAAACGCTGTCGTACATGAAGTTTGTGTACCAGCAGTTCGAGGATCTTGACTTCCCCACGGAAGCTGAGATTGACGCCATGGACGATGAGAACACACTGCGCGCTATCTCCGCGCTCGATGAATGGAACCGACCTGCCGAACAGTACCGGTACGCCAAGTCAATTGGCAAGTCCGACGCTGAGGCAATCGCCATCGCTATCGAGCGTGTGGAAGCACTCGGGGATCTTGACATGCAGCTCGCCATGCGCGGGCAGGCAAACAAGATCTTCAAGGCCACACCCAAGATAACGGGCTACCGTCGTGTGATTCATCCCGAACTCTCTGAGTCGAAGACATCATGCGGCCTTTGTATTGCTGCTTCAACTCGCGTGTACAAGAAGAAAGAATTGCTGCCGATCCACGATCACTGCAACTGCGGTGTAATGCCAATCGCTGGATCAGAAGACCCGGGGAACACTTTCAACGAAGAGGACCTCCAGCAACTCTACGCTCTCGCGGGTGATACGTCCGGGCAGGCTCTGTCTCGGGTGCGTTACAAGATAAACGATCACGGGGAACTGGGACCGTACCTTGTAGAGGAAGGCGCACCCAACAGGTCTGCCGGGCGTACACTGCCGAAGCATACGAACTACTCCCGACGAGAGTCGGTGGACGCACAAATCAAATCGCTCAACGGTTCTCTCCCGAGACTGCTTGAACGGTCACGCTCGGGTGAGGATGTAGCACAGGCCATTCAATGGCAGCAGGAACGTCTGCGTGTGCTCAATGCCGAAGCCCAGGAAATGGCGCGTCCACGACGCCGGGGGAGGAAAGCAGCATGAGTGGTGCAGGTTCGCAGCATCCCAGTTGGGAAAAGCTGCGTGAGGCTCTCGAAGCTCACATCAAAGAATCAGCTGGTGGTGAAGGCTACGTGCTGGGTGACTGGGTGTTGCTCAGCCACGTGGTCGACCTCAGCGAACCCGACGATGGGGGCGGCGAATACGTCATGGCCTCATCTTCGCAGGTTCCACACATTGTCGAAGGTATTCTGGCGCAGATCAGCTTATTCCGCAGCCAGAGTATGGACGACGACGACTAAATCTTTCGGTCTATTGGTTATGAGCCAGGCTCATGGTACAATCAGCCCGAATAGCCCCGACATGGAGCAAACCCTTCCGACAAGGAGAAATCACGATGGCAATGCGTAAACCGACCCAGATCCGCTTCGCTGAAGGCGGAGAAGGTGGGGGTTCTGACAAGGACCTCGGTTTTCCCAAGGACACGCCGCTTGTAGAGATGGATGACAAGCAGCAGATCGCCTACTGGAAGCATCACGCACGGAAACATGAGGGCACAGCAAATGCCCGTGCGGACTACGACCAGCAGAAGGCCGACGCTGAGAAATGGCGTCAGGCCCAAGAGGACAACAAGAAGCCCGACCAGAAGATCCTGGACGACGCCGTACGAGAGGCAGCCGATAAGGCTCGCCGTGAGGAACAGGCCAAGCTTGCTCCCCGTCTCGTCAAGGCCGAGTTCAAGGCTACTGCCGCCGGCAAGCTGTCCAAGGAACTCCTCGACGCTTTTCTGGAGGATGTCAACCACACTGTGTATCTGAAGGACGACGGTGAACTCGACACCGAGAAGATTCAGAAGCGTGTGGATGCTCTCGCCCCTGCGGGCACCCAGCAGAAGCAACAGCAACGCCAAACTCACCAGGGGTACCGTCCGGCTGACGGTGCCACTTCAGTTACAGTCGGCCGCGACCTTTACGCGAGCCGTAACAAAGATAAGAAAGGTTAGACAATGCCACGTTTTCGCACTGAGCGGGACTGGGTTGCCGGCGACATGTCATGGCTCGGATCGGGCCACGGTCTGCGTAATGCACGCACCGAAATCCTCGACATCTCCGCCTTCACGGCAGGCACCCACTACCCCAATGGTTACATCCCCTCCGGCATGCCCGTCGCCAAGGTGGGCGGCATGCTCGTCCCCTACGACGCAACGGAAGGCACCGTTACCGGCGCTGGCATTCTTGCCGGCTTCATCCTGACGGACACTCCGCTGTTCGTCAACCCGGGCTCCACGGCCAACGCCGCGGATGACACCAACGTCCCGCTGCTCGACCACGGTCGAGTCAAGGTCGGCAAGCTGCCCATCACCTTCGTAGCGCCTGCTGCTGCTGCGAAGTCCGCCGCTGTCCAGTTCGTCTTCATCTAAGAAAGGGGTGACTAACAAATGACAACTCTTTGGACCGATGTAATCGATCCGGCCACCCTGACCGGTTACATGCGCGAATCTCTCGCTGCGTACGAAGCTCGCCAGGGGTCTCTCGAGACCTACCTGAACAACGAGCATGTCCCGGACATCTCTGTCTCGTTTGACGTTGGGGCCTTTGGTCTCACTCAGACTGCTCGGTTCCGCGCCTACGACGCTGAGCCTGAGTACGGCAAGGAAGAAGGGGGCAAGCGCGTAATGATCGAGCTCCCGGCCATCGGCCAGAAGCTCCCGATCAGCGAGTACCGCGCCCTTCGCCAGCGCAATGCCTCTGACCAGGCAATGCTCAACTCCATCCTCAAGTGCGCCGACCGTGTCGTGCGCGCCGTCTCCGACCGGATGGAACTCCTTCGCGGTGTGGTTCTCGATACGGGTAAGGCTACCGTAACGCAGACCAACTTCACCATCAACGATGACTTCGGTCGTCCTGCCGGCCACACCGTGACCGCGGGTGCGTACTGGTCCATCGCTGGTACCGACCGCATCGCTGACCTGCTCGCGTGGCAGGACACCTACCGTGCAACCAACGCGGTCAACCCGGGCACGCTGCTCATGTCCTCGACTGTGTACTCACAGTTCCGTAAGGGCACGCAGTTCGTCAACACCATCACCAACCGCCCGATGGTTGCTTCCGACATCAATCAGATCCTGGTTGATGAAGGCCTGCCCCCCATCACGATCTTTGATCGTCGGGTCAACTACGAGGGAACTCTGACTCCGGTCCTGCCGGCGAACAAGATCCTCTACCTGCCGGCTGCCTCGGATTCCGAGATGCTCGGCAAGACCTACTGGGGCACGACCCTCACGGCCACCGACCTCGGTTGGGGCATCGCCGACGATGAGCAGGCAGGCATTGTTGCTGGTGTATACCGCAACGAACAGCCCCCGGTCATCGCCGAAGTCATCTCGGATGCCATTGGCATGCCGGTCCTGGGCAACGCTGCGCTGAGCTTCTCAGCTCGGGTGCTTGCCTAATCAACCCAATTGTGAGGGGGTCCTTCGGGGCCCCCTTACTCTTGAGAAAGGTTAGACATCATGGCAAAGAAGTTCAACACTTATGTTGTCGTCCACAAAGACCCGGCTGAGGATGTTTGGTTTGCTCCTGGCGATGAAGTTCCTGACTGGGCACTTGAGCTCGTTGGGGATCACGTTTACGGTGGCGACCACGAGGCTGACGATGAAGTTGACGTCCGCCTTACCGACCCCCACTACGAAGACGACGACCCGGACACGCAGTTCCAGACCGCCATCACGCTTCCTCCTGAAGAGGGCGGCACCGTGGAAGACGTGGACGACGAAGAGTCCTACGAAGACCTGACCAAGGATCAGCTCAAGGAGCTGGCTGAGGAACGCGGTCTTGCCCACTCCGGCACGAAGGCCGAACTCGTCGCTCGTCTCGAAGAGTACGACGCGGCTGACGAAGAGGACGACGAGGAGTAAGCCATGTCCAATGTTCTCGGACTTCTCTCGACTGATCTTGAGGAATCGTACGAGGGCGAGCTGGACCTGGAAAACCTCGATGAGTGGTACCAACAGAAAATCGATGAAGCAGTCCGTCTGCTGATTCGTAAGGCACCGAACATCGTCGCTCGCATGGCCGCCTACAACCCAGTCACTGGCACAGGACTTGATCCTGACTTCGTCAAGGACAAGGTTGTAGGCGCCGTGCTCCGCGTTCTTCGAGACCCTGAAGGTATTTCCGAAGAAACTGAAGGCAACTACTCCTATCGGCGTAACCCAGTCGTGGCGTCAGCCAACATCTGGTACACCAAGGACGAACTTGCTGACCTGGGAATTTCCGCTGGGACTGACAAGCCCCGGACGGTATGGGCAAGCACAAGGTATGGCTGGCCGTGAGTGCCCTCACGAATGGCCCTGACACTGTGACCTGCATTCCACGGGTCGTCATCGGCAAAGACCGCACTGGAAGCAACAAGCTGGGCCCCGGGACACCCCACACCTATCGAGGCGTGAGCGTGCAACCCGCGGGCCTGGCTGCTTTCGGTTCCGCCGAAGAACCTGGCTACATCGAAGCCGACTACATCATCATGAAAGCCATCACACCCGCATGGGTTGGTGGACCCCACTCAACAGTCATGTGGAACGGGGAAGAATACGATCAGGTTGGTGTGGTCAAGAGGTTCATGCGCGGCCGTAGAACCAAACACGAAGTAATCAAACTCAAGGCACGTGGAACGGCGGTGAAATGATGGCCGAGGTTTACAAATGGGTCGGTACGGGTGTTGCTCGCATGGCGGGTGAAGATCCCGAGATGGACCGTGTTGCTCGGCTCGTCCTGTTCACTGTCAAAGGCCGCGCGCTTGCACACAGGCTGACTGGCGCATACCATGCCCAGCTATCCGCAAAGAGCGTCCCTGGCAAGAAGGGCGTTCGAGACCGCATGGTCATTGCGGGTGACAAGGCTGCGTACTCCATCGAGTGGGGTCACTGGTCGCCACGTAAAGGCGAACCGGGCGCAACCTGGGTTCCTGGCCAGCACATCATGGGTGGGGCTGTGTTCTCGCTGCCCGGTCCCTGGGTGAGGGGGAAGTTCTGATGTACGTCCGAATGACTGTAGACGTTGAGGAACTCTTCACCAT